TTTCCCCCTGCCCCGCTCCCCCACCCCGCCGCGGCGCGGCGCCTCCGCCTGCCTGTCCAGTGCGGTGCTGATCGTGCCCAGCTTCTCCTCGATACGGTCATTCGAATCACGCAGAGACCCGCCATGATTAGGTTTCATCTCATGATTCAGCTGGCGGTGCAGCATGTGAACATCAGATCGTGTCTTGGCGCCTTGATGCAGGGCGCCAATAAATGTTGCCACAGCGGTTAAAACGGCGGCTAAGGCCAGCCCGTACAGGTTGAAGTCTTCGGCGGTCATGACCCGATAGCCACCCAATTAGCCGACACAGAAACACCATTCAGCTTATTGAAATCAACTGTTCTGAACGCCAAGGAAAAACCGGTGGTAGAAATATTGATCGCGGAAACAGTGACCGTATGTGTACCGCCGGACAAAGACGTTTTCGACACCAACACCACCGGCGTGGTACTGAAAGGCTTAGCAAAAACAACGGTTTTAATATAGGAAACCGAGCCTTGAAAAGGCTGTGTATGCACCCCGGACTCGAGCCGGGTGACACCGATGCTGTTGACTATCGTGTCTGCGTGATGCGCCTCCCTGGCTGCGGTGGACACGTCGTTGTCGACAGCCTCAGCCAGCGCTTTCATGTCGGCGGGAACATTATCGGCATCATCCATGCCGGGAAACGGATATCCGCGTTTCGTGCGACCAGACATTAACTCTCCTTGGTGAACGTGAGAAGTGTGGAAGATATGTTGACGGCAGGCGATTCGATAAACATGGGCTGTTCGGCAGACAGGGACAGACTGTTCGCCGCACCAGCCGCCAATACCTGTGCCATGTCTTGAGGAAGATCAAAAACGATGGTTTCCCCGGGTGAAACCGGAGAAGTTTTCGCGGAGATACCCAGTACGGTTGTGTTTCCGTTGCTGCCGGTATCAGCCAGTTTAATGATGATCGGCAACGGCCGGAAACCTTCACTGGTGCGCTGTATCGTCAACGACGCATGAAACTCGTTCCACGCGATGCGGGGAATCCCATACAGGAGAACCACATCGTGTTTCGGGGCAAGCCGTAAACCGGAGGTGGTGGTGTTTCCCGTGTTGCTTTCACCTGTCCACCACGACGGTCGCACCGCCACCTCGGACGGCTCGGGCACATCCGGCTCAGGCACAGTCAAGGTGTCCGGTATCCCCGGGTCGGTGTCCCACGCGATCGGGTCCTGGATAGGCTCGGCGCTGTTGACCGGGAACGCCACCGGCCCGGCCGCCGTCCACACCACAGCTACCGGGGTGCCCGGGGTGATCGCGCCAGACATGCGGCAGCTGACCGTGCATCCACCAAACTCCGGGTGGGCACAACGCACCTGAACACTGTCTTCCACAGTATCTGCGGCCAGCCCGGCTGTGGGACGCCACGACACCACCCCAGCCACCGACAACAGTCCAGAAACAGAGGAAGCGACTTGCACCGTTTCACCGGCATACACGGGCATGTCGGTGTCAAGATGCGCCGGGACAACACGTCCGGCGATCACCACATCGACCGGGCCCGGACCGACGGTGGTGTCGGCCACCACACCCCTACCCGCCCCGCTGCTCTCCTGGCTACGGGCGGCGATGGCTGTTGCTAGCTGGTCACGCATTCCACACCTGCTCCCATGGCATCGACACATCCAGTTCCATATGGTCGGAGACAGAAATCTTGGTGATGGTGCCGGTCATGTCCACCCGGCCGCCTGTGACGACCGCCGTATCCATCACATCGATCGCCGGGTTCACCGGGGCAGTGATGTGGACGGTGGCTGTTCTGGCTTTCATTGCGGCCTGCAGCCGGTCAGAGGCTTCACGGTTCGCCGTCACGGTGGCATGCGCGGTGGATGACGTGGAGATATCTGGGATGCGCCCAAACGGTCCGCCCCATGCCAGCGGGGATGACACGTCGTAGGCTGCACCCCAAATTTCGGTTCGGGAACCATTCGTCTCCGCCTGGACTGCGGCGGCATTCGACACGCCATCGCGGGTGGCAGATGGCAGCCACGACACCCCCACATCGTCGGAGGGGGAAAATTCCCACCGTCCACGCCCGGTTTTTTCGTCGACCAGCTGCAACGCTCCTACCCGGTCGCACCACAACGTTTTCCCGGCGGCTTTCGCCACCGTGAGGGCAGCCTCGAGACGATCCTTGCCCCAATCCATGTCGGCAGGGAGCCGCGTGTCATCCTGCCACATGCCCAGCCTGACACCGGTGCCCTCCACAACGTGCGCCATGGCTTGGCGTGCAGTGACGTTTCGGGGGTGTTTCCCGGTCACCCATTTCTCGTCGGCCAGCTGCTGCAGCATGTCGCGGCCAGTCGTGTCCAGCTGCTGCCCAGACGGGGCAAACCGGTCAGTGAAGCCCGGCTGACGCCATCCAGAGGTGCCCTGAAGGATCCACACACCGCCATCCGAAACTGAGGTTTCCTCGATGCGGAACACGCCGATGGGGCATGCGGCCTGCCATGTGCGGCCGGCCTCCATCGCAGCCCTGACATGCAGCTGCTGCCCCCACGGAGCCAACGCACACAGGGGGTCTTGGGTGAACAGGTCCATCAGCGGGTCACAGATGCTGCCTTTCCATTCTGATGTGACCTGGCTGCCGTCCCATGTGGCCGTCCAGGTGGCGTCGGCTACTTCCATGTTTGCCGACAGTGTTTGAGCACCCCGGGTGGCCGTGACGAGCCATGTGATTCCGTGAGGTGATGCGGCGATCGCTTGCCATGTGTCGTCGACTGGCCAGCCCATCACAGGTCACCCCGGTTGGCGTCGAGATAGGACGGATATTTGGCGGCACGATCCCGATAGGTGGCGGCTGCACGCCTGGTGTCGTGGTAGGTCCACGGGTTCACCACAATCGGGATGCGGGTGCCGTCAACCTCGTCGCACTCGATCGTCCACGTGGTCTCCTCACCCAGACCCGAATCGAACGGGGCGTACATCGAGGCCTCATTCTCCATGTCGCGGTAACGGCCGTCCAAATATTCCTGGGTGTCGGTGAAATCGCGTTCCCGATGCTCCGAAATCGAGGTGGGGGTGAGAAACATGGTGCCGTGCGGATGACGCATGTTCGGTGCACGCAGCACCAGCACCGGGGTGTCCAAAACGAGTTCTTCCAACAGCCCCGCCTGCACCAAGTCACCAAGACGAACCACGAGGGTTCGATGCCCGCCGCGGCGTCTCCTGGACACGGCTGCGGACGGCAGCCCGGTTGACCATCCGGGGACGGAGAGCGACACATCCGCCGGGTATTCGGTGGTTTCGTCCGTTCCCTGCATGAGCGCCACATAGAGGCCTTGTGTGGGCCGATAGGGGTTGGTGATCCACGCATAGTCGTCGTCGATCATGGGGGGAAACGAAGCATAGCCTTTTGCTGACGCCAGCTGGACACCTTGGGCGTTGAACACCTGCGCCACATATTTGTACTGGCCCCACTCTTCCATGGTTTGTAGGGGGCAGTCCCAGTCGGCAAAAAACGCCTGAGACCCGTAGAGCGGTGCCCGGTCGATGCCGCGCACCACCACAGAGTTGGAGGGTTCCCTATAGAGCGTGGTGCGATAGATCGTGACCGTGGCTGCATCCTCCGGGACCCATTCGAGTTCCAGCGACATGTGTGGGGTCGGCTGATAGTTTTCGGTTACCGCAAGTTGCATTTATCGGCTCCTGACAAGGTTCCGTGCCGTCGCCCTGTTGGCGGCAACGATTTTCGCGTCGACGGCGTTGGCGAGTCCCGGCACCGATAGGGTGATGTGAAGCCCCGACAGGTCGACTGGCCCTGGGGTGTAGCCGCTCCGGGTGCCCGCTGGTGGTGTGATGGGGCGCGGCTGCCCTGTGGCCGGGATGGCACCCAGACGGCGTCCGGTTTCCCACCACAGCTGGGTGGAACGGCTTCGCTTGCCAGAAGCCAGGGGAATGTAGGCTTCACCGCCTGTTTCAGGCTCCGACCACACTCGGATGCCCCGGCCGGATGAGAAACCACCGTCGGCATATTTCGTCATCGTCACCAAACCCAGCTGGTCGGAAACTTTTTTCAGCTGGTTGGATGCCGCGTTAAGACTGTTGACTGCGGTTTTCCCGCCTGCAAGCACGTCGCCTGCCAGCTGCACACCAGCAGGCCCCATGCCGGCGATGGTGTCGACGTTCTCTTGTGACAGGCCCATCCCGCGGAGTTTCGCCAGCCTCCACCGGAACAGGCTGAGTTCCTTGACGCCTTCGCGCATGGAGGCTGTCCAGTCCTGCCATGATCCTCCGGCCCTATAGTCCTTGGCCATGGTGTCGCCGGCCTGTGCAGCCGACCGGGCCAAAGCGTCGGTGGCCTGCCTGGCCTTGTCGGCGGCTTCTTTTTCCTTCTCTTTGGCTTTGGTGAGGGCTTCACCAAGTTTCTTTTCGGACTTGGAGTGGCGGCGGCGTGCGTTCCACCATGCCCGTGAGGCGCGCTGCCGTGCCCGGGTGGCGTTTGCTGCGTCACGGACGGCTTGAGCATAGTCGGCCAGTTCACCGGTGGGTCTGGCCTCGATGTTGAGGATCATGCGGGCTTGTGCTCCGGTGATGCCACCGTTTGCGAACCATTGCACTGCCCCTCCGAGGCGTTGCACGGCTTGCGCGGCGATCATGCGGGAGCGGCCCCGCTTCGACCGTGCAAACGGGATGTAGGCTTCGCCTTCTGTTTCCGGCTCGGCCCACACCCGGTATGCACCGGCTTTGGCTATCTGCGGATCATGCCTCTCATACAGGCCACCATTCGCATGAAACAGCCCCTTCACCGCGGAGGCCACATTGCCGACCGTGTGCACCACGGCTGTCACCGTGGTCCGCAGCGGACGCGTCAACGCCTGCAGCGCCGATCTGGCGCTGCCCGTGTTGGCGGAGGCGGTCACCCGGGCATGCTTGCCGTTCACCCAATCCGCCATTTTGCCAACCGCCCGGACAAGGCCGGTTGCCTGCGTCGCACCAGGGGCCGAGGTGACCACACGAGGATGCTTCCCGGCCACCTGAGAAGCCATCGACCTGACACGATTCAGCAGGCCGTGCGCCTGCGCTGCACCAGGTGCCGAGGTGCGCACCATGGCTCTTTTCGCAGACACCCGTCCCGCTGCAGACATGATTCGTCCCAGCAGCGAGGTGGTGCGTCCAGCCGACGGTGCCGACGTGTGAACCGTCGCATGCTTGCCGTTCAACCGGTCAGCAGCCTTGCCAACCCTGCCCAGCTTCCCCTCGGTGTCTCCGGTGTTCGGAAGGTTCAGCTTCACCGTGGCAGATTTGCCATCCAGCTCCTGACGTTTGGCATCCACCTTTTTCAGCCCGCTGTAGGTGCCGTCCGTGTTCTTCAACCCCAGTGGGATGAGAACTGACTGGCCCTCCAACTCGTCTACCCGGTATTTGATGCCGTCGATTTCCACCATCGTGCCATAGGCATCCGGGGCGGAAGTGGTCACCAAAACATTCTTGCCATCCAGCTCGGTGGCATGCTGATCCAAAACCGTCAGCTGCTTTTCCGCGCCGCCCTGCACCGTGGCTTTCATGTTGATCGGGGCGGAATCCGAGATGCGGCCGTACGAGCGTCGGATGTCGTCGATCGCCTGCCGGGCTGGCTCTAAACCCTGCGTTTCGGCGATCAGGGAAACCTTCTTCTGGTCCTGGGTGGTCAGCCGCTCCATGTCGGTTTTCAGTGCGGTGATCTGGGTGGCGTCGGTGACACCTTTGATTCGCACCGTCACACCGTCCTTGGTGGACCTGGTGATTCCGGCGATCTGCTGCTGGAACTGGGCGGCTTGCCCCATGGCCTTGTCGAAGCCATCGGTTTTCGCGGTGGTGGCGATCTGGATCTGTTTTTCCTGGGGAAGCTTGTCCATCTCGGCGCGCAAATGCTCTAGGTCGCCGGTGGTGGCACCCTTGATCTCCAGCTTCACACCAGCCTTCGTGGCGGTGGTGCGCACCGTGTTCTGAAACTCCTGCAGCTTCCGCTTCGCGCCGTCGAGATCACCTGTGTTGAATTTGAGCGCAACTTCTTTTGCGGCCGCCTTCGACAGTCCCTCCAGCTGTTGACGCATGGCGTGCACCTGCGCCGATGTGATGCCTCCCTTGGCTTCCAGCTTCACACCGTGCCGGGTGGTCTCCTGCAAACCTTTGGCCTGCTTCTCCAAGTCCTTGGCTTGCGCCATGGCCTCTTTGAAGCCTTTGGTTTTAGCTGTTGCCAGCACCCGGGTTTGCTTGTCCTTGGGGAGTTTCAGAATCTCCCTGTTGAGGGCCTCAACCTCACCTTTCTTGCCGCCCTTGATGACGGTTTCCAGCTGGACACGCTTCCGGTCGGGAACAATGCCCAGAGACTTGGCGAGTTTCTCGTTTGCCACCGCGGCCCGGTTCACCGCAGACGGCACAGTGCCCTGCAGCCAACCGGCGTATTCCTTCGCTGACAGGCCGGTGACACCCAGCTGTTTCGCCGTGTCTGCCAGCCCGGCCTGTACCTTCGGGAACAGCGACATCAGCCGGTCATCCGATATGCCGTTGTGTTTGGCCATGTCGGCGATCTGTGTCCAGTTGCGCTGCAGATCATTCCAGGCATGCGACGAGGCGAACTGGGAGATAGCCTCGTCGTATTTCGCCAGCTGCGCCTTAGACTGCTCCGTCAAATCGGCGTTGGCACCCACGAAATGCGCCAAATGATCAGACTGCCGCTGCCAAAAGTTGCGGTTTGCCCCGGAAGCACGGTTCATCGCATCACCGAGGCCGGTCAGGTTTTCACGCAGCGGCCCGAAACCGCCATCGTTGACCTGCCTCAGCTTGTCGTCAAGATCGACGACACCAAGTTTCGCCTGCTCCGCCCATTCAGTGGTGGAACCCAGCTGCCTGTCAATGTTGGCCGCCCAATCGGCGTCATGCTGATGCGCCCATGCCACTGCCACAGCACCCAGCCCTGCGGCAACACCAAACAGTTTGCCAGACAGCCCTGCGGTAGCCCCGCCCACCCCAGACATGGCCTTGCCTGCCGCAGTCACACCACCGGCCGCCCTAGAAGCCGGGCCACCAATGCCAGCAAACGCCCCAGCGATACCCGTGATGCCGCGTATCGCCTTCACCGCGAGACCAACATCCTTGAAGGCGCGCGCCACCTTGCCAACCTGGCCAGCCGCGATCAGAGACACGCCGCCGAGTGCACCAATCTTCAAAATCATCTCCTGCGTGCGAGGAGACAGTTTGGCGAACCGGTCGGCGTACCCGGACACCTTTTGCGCCGCCCTGCCCAACACTGGGAGGGCAGCCTGACCCACGTTGATCGCCGCATCCTTGATACGGTTCATGGCCAGCTGCATCTGCGAAGCAGTAGTCTGCTGGCGGCGGCCGAACTCCTCCCCCCAAGCCGGGTTCGGCGGCCCGCCCCGCCC